CACGATCGACAATCTACTAGAAACCGTTGAGCAGGAGATCGACAAAATGCAGCAGTACGAGCGCATCTTGGAGGAACTGGAAGACGCCGAGACGGCGGTATTTGAGTAACAGAGGGAAGGGGGAAATGGTATGGATGAAGTAACGGAGATTGATGCGATTGTCTGGAACTGGGACAATGAGCACTATCAGGAAGTGTCAGCTGAGGTTTTGGAGCGCATCATCAAGAATGAGCTGAACAATGTCAAAAAAGCGTTTGTAAGTATCGGATTTTTCTTGAGAGTGGCTGATGAAAAGCGGATTTATGAGGAGCAAGGCTATAAGGACCTGTGGACGTATGCGCAAGAAACATACGGCATCAGTCGCAGCTCTGCAAGCCGGTACATGCAGATCAACAAAAGATTTTCCAAAGGCGGGTCATCGGCTATCCTGGATAAGCAGTACCGGGGCTTTAGCAGATCTCAGCTGCAGGAGATGCTTGCATTGTCGGATGATAAGCTGGCAGAAATCACTCCGGATATGACGGTAAAGGATATCAGGCAGATTGCAAAGCCTGATCCAGAGCCGGAACCAGAGGAAACGCCTGCAGAGGATATTCCTGGACAGATGGTTATTGAGGATTATCCGGATGTGTTACCAAAAGATGAACCTGAGAAACTGTCTGTGTGTGGATTGCCGCTTAGTCCCCATCCGGAAGGAAGTTTAAGTGCAGCTCCCTGCTTTATGTGTCACCGAGATTGTGAAATTAGACTAGAAGAATGCAATTGTTTGGAAGCACCACTTGGAAATCCATTCCCGTGTGCACAGCTAAATGCTGTTGAATCTCTAAGGCATGATATTGGGAGTGTATGCCAGTTCGTAAATTTAGACCTGGCAGAAACAAGGTACGACAAGACATCGGTTCCGTGCTGCAAAAACTGCGGCAATCAGTGCGATCATGCATGCGATCATGCATGCGATAGAGTTGCTGGTGTAAAAGCGGAGATTCAGAAAAGCTGTGCGACATCGCACAAAACAGATGAAGTGGAAGCTCCTCATTTTACCATGGATGGAGAGAACGGGGAGAAGCTGGCAGGCTGGGACTACTGCGAGGCTGTAAGAGCATATGTACTGGCAAAGGACGGCTGGACGTCAGATATGGGCATCACAAGAATTTCCGTATATGCCTACGAATATACGGCCGTAAAATCACCCGCAAAGAAGATCGTAAAGTTTTACCGTGGTAATGGAACATTGGATTTTACAGTTGATTACGATCTACTGGATAAGCAGTATGAGTTTCAGTCAAAGCGGGAGGAAGCATTGCGTGAGCGTGAAAGCGTACCAAAGCTGGAGGAATCGGGGACAACCGAGAAGAAAACTGCTGAATTGGATGTGCCTAAAGTAAAAAGCAAAACGGAATGGCCGGAAGTGCTGGCAGGTATGCCAAGGTATAAATCCCTGGCTGTAAAGGACTATCTGGAAGATGCAGAACAGGAACTGAAAGAGTATGTAACATTAAATGAGGCGGAAAAAAATGAGCGGCGCAAAATACCTGAACGGACGATGGCAAAAGAGTATATGCGAGTGGAGGGACTAAGGTTGCTGCTGGCATTGGTAGAAAGGATGGAGAGGACGGAGAACGATGGGGAAGAATAAGAATATGCTTATCTGGCATCAAAGGGCATTCCTAAACCGACAATGCACGTGATCCGTTGCGGTGATCCGGATGAGGAGTAGGCATGAAGAAATGTCCGAAATGTAAGACTGGTGTAAACTTATACCAATATATGCTTGCAGAACAGAATATAAACATGCGCAGAAACAGAGATGCATTTAAAACAACTGTTGTTGCACGCTTAGATGACTGTTACTGTAAAAAATGTGGTTGGAAGGGGAAAATAGATGATCTTATAGATACGGAAAGTGAGCTGGAAAAGGAAGAAGAATGAGCAAGATTGTGCTGGACATGGACATACCGCATACATGCAGAGTATGCCCGATGTGTCACGGGTATGCGCTTGACGGATATATATGCGGTTTAACTGGCGAAGAAGAACTCGCTTATGACGAGGAGGAAGGAAGGCCAGATTATTGCATGCTGAAGGAGGATGATAGCTATGACGTCCAAGGAAGATCTAAAGCAGGAAGGATGGAAACTACTGAATAAATGTCCTGTCTGTGGAAGCAAGCTCAATTACTGCGCCGAGATGTCATCAACGATAGACTATCAGCTAAAGCGTGACGGAATGCCGTCTGTGAGAGGAAAACGGACAGAAGCAGTATCAATGGAGTGCGGTTATCTTGCTTGTCAGAACCCAGAGTGTGATTTTTTAACAGATTGTTATCTTAAAGCCCGATATCACTGGAATATTGAAATCAAGGAACGTGGCGGAGTGTTTTTTTACAGAGAGGAAGTGGAAGAAGATGGGAAGACTGATTGATGCAGATAAATTAAAAGAACATTTTACAATCGACGGATACATTCCTGATTACATAAAAGGTGCGATTGATATAGCACCAACAGCCTATGACGTGGATAAGGTTGTGGAAGAACTACATAAATGCAGTGTTTACAAGTTCCAAGGAAAGTTGCCGGATGGAAGGATATGCCACTTTAGTGACATTGTGGATATTGTAAAGCGAGGTGGAATGGATTGAGAAGCCAAGTTAATGCCGAGTTGGTGACGCGTTAAACCGAGTTGATTCGAGTTAAACTCGAACTCGAACGCGAACGCGTTAAGATCAGTCCAAGACGCGGCGGAGATACTTGGAATAACGCGGAGAGATACTTGGGATAAGCAGATTTAAAACGATAAAGAGGGGGGTGATACCATTGGAAACACTGGAAAGAGAAATGACAGCGAAGGAGTACCTGCTGCAGTATCAGGTGGCAAAAGGCAAAGCCAAGAGGAAAAGAGAGCAGATCGAGAAGCTCCGGGCGGACCTGCTGCCGTCCGGGATAAGCTATGACGGGATGCCCCGGGGAAGCGGTGGGAAGACCATGGCGGATGCGTTTGCGAAGCTGGATGAGATGGAGACGGAACTGAGAGCGCAGATACAGGATGCAGAGGAGACAGCGAAAAAAATCATTGAAACGATTGAATTGGTCGAGAATGAAAAGTATAGAGAAATTTTGCATGACAGGTATATCCTTGATATGGGCTGGGATAGTATCGCACCGAAACGCAAGTATGAGAGAAGATATCTACATAAACTGCATGGCAGGGCATTGTTGGAAGTGGAGAAAATACTGAAAAATAGACACTAAAAGACACAAAAAGACACTTGAAAATCCGTTTTATGAATGATATCGTTATACTGCAAGCAGTCTAAAGTAGACAGAAAAACCTCCTTTGGGCTGCTTGCTTTTCCCCCTAACTTTGTAATATGTGCCGCAAAAAGGAGTGCCGGTTGGTGCTCCTTTTTGCGTGAAAGGAAAGAAGGTGATCCTGAGTGACAAAGAAACAGAAACTTTTTTGTGATGAATACCTGATTGATCTGAACGCCACTCAGGCAGCCATCAGAGCGGGGTATTCCCCGGAAACAGCGTACTCCATTGGAGGAGAAAACTTGAAAAAACCTGAACTTCGCGCGTATATAGACACTGCGATGGCCGAGCGCTCCCGCCGAACCGGCATCAGTCAGGACAGGGTCCTGATGGAGCTGGCAAAGGTGGCCTTCCTCAATCCGGTAGATGTGATCGATCCACAAACGGCATCCGTGCGGGAAGATGCGCAGCCGGAAGACACGGCGGCAATTCAGTCTGTCAAGGTAAAAAAGTCGTTCTCAGAAACGGGGGAAATGACAGAGCGTGAGGTTCGCATGGCCGACAAACTCAAGGCGCTGGAGCTCATCGGGCGGCATCTTGGCATGTTCAAGGATAAGGTCGAGGTATCAGGATTGGAAGCCGAAAAGTCCAAGCTGGATGACCTGATCACGCAGATGCGTGGTGGTAGCGGATGAGTAATGAAAGACTGCTCTTGTCAGAGAAGTACAAGGCATTCCTCCAGTGCGACGCTCCGGTGGAGTTTCTCGAGGGAACAACAGCAGCAGGCAAGACCACGGTCGGCCTGTTCAAGTATATGCTTAAGGTTGCCCAGTCCCCAAAAAAGTTGCACATCATTGCAGCAAAGGACACCGGAACAGTTGAGAAAAACATCATCAACAAGGATTTGGGTATTGTTGATGATTTTGGAGTGCTGGTCGAATACAACGGCAATGGTACAAAGGATGATAAGATACCACACATCCTGTATCACACATCCGGCGGCGACAAGACCATCTATGTGATGGGCTATGGTGACAAGACCAAATGGCAGAAAGCCCTTGGTGGTCAGTATGGCTGCCTTTACATTGATGAGATCAACACGGCGGACATTGAATTTGTCCGCGAGGCCGCTATGCGGTGCGACTATCTGATGGGCACGCTTAATCCGGATAACCCGCGGCTGCAAATCTATCATGAGTACATCAATCACGCCCGACCACTTCCAGAGTGGGAGAGTGAGACACCGAAAGAAATTTTAAGAGAGTTGAAGGAAGAACCAAAGCCCGGCTGGGTACATTGGTTCTTTTCTTTTGACCACAATCTTGGCCTGACCAAAGAAAAACTGAGCACGATCATGCAGAACACGCCCAGAGGAACGAAAATCTGGAAGAACAAGATACTGGGCCTTCGCGGAAAAGCAACTGGACTGGTATTTGTCAATTTTGACTATACGCGGCACGTTGTACCTAGGCAGTGGGTAAAGGAACAGGTCAGCGCCGGGAAAATCCACTTCCGGAAGCTCACCGCCGGTCTGGACACCTCCTATTCCAGCAAGTCACCGGACACGATCGCCATGATCTTTCAGGGCATCACGGAAAACCGGATACTGCTCACGCTGGAGGAGAAGGTATACAGCAACAAGGAACTGGATACACCGCTTGCACCATCCGACACGGCAGTGGAGTTCATTCAATTCCTGGACTACTGCACGAAGGAATGGGGATTGGCAAGAGATGTGTTTGTTGACTGCGCAGACCAAGGCACCATCACGGAGCTGAACAAATACAAACGGCTCCATGGCTGCATTTACAATTTTGTGAACAGCTACAAAAAGGTGGCGATCATCGACCGTATCAACCTGCAGTTGGGCTGGATCCAGCAGGGCTGTTATCTGGTAACGGATACATGCCTGGAACACATCACCGAGCTGGACACTTACAGCTGGGATGAGGACAAGGATGTGCCGGAGGACGGCAATGACCATACCATCAACGCAAATCAGTATGCGTGGATTCCGTATAGGGATTTGATTGGCTATGAAGTCCAGAAGGGAGACAGAAAATGATTTCACTTTTAAAGACGATTGTGATCTGCACAACAATTATTGTATGCCTGAGCATCGTCATGTCAGACGGAAGGGATAACCGATGAGGTGGTTAGATAAAATGAGTGAGAACATCAAAAAGGGCATCAGGAACTGGCTGCAGGAGAGCCCGGTCAATTATGGCCTGTCGATTCTGGCAGACACGGATCACGAGCTGTATGCCATCAAAAATCGTATCTGGTGGCGAGGCGACTGCAATGAGCTGGAGCAGATGTACCAACAGGACGCACAGTTTGCAGACCGGAATAAGTTCTGGGCATGCAAGAGCTCCCCAGGAATGGACATGAGAAAGCTGCATGTTGGTATTCCTTCCTTGATGGTCCGTGTCCTGGTCAATATCGTCATGAATGACATGAACGACTTTGACTTTAAAGACCAAAAGAATGCGGATATCTGGGAGCAGATCGCAAAAGAGAATAAGTTTAACAAACTGATGGACAAAGCACTATCGGAGACACTGGTAGTCGGTGATGGCGCTTTTAAAATTGTGATCAACACGCTGGCCAGCGAGTATCCGATCATCTGGTGGTACCCGGGAGAACGGATTGAGATGGTGTATGATTACGGCAGGCTGAAAGAAATCGTGTTTAAGACTTTGTATGAGGTGAAAGGCCGCCGGTATGTGCTCCATGAGCACTACGGATACGGATACGTTGAAAGCCACCTGTATGTGGACGAAAAAGAAGTGCCTCTGAATGCGATTGATGAGACAAGCGGACTGCAGACAAGGATTGAGTATCAGGACAAGATCATGCTGGCAGCGCCTTTGATGGTGTATGACAGTGCAAAGTTCGAGGGACGCGGCGGCAGCATCTTTGACGGAAAACTGGACAGCTTTGATGCACTGGATGAGACGTGGAGCCAGTGGATGGATGCCCTCCGGGCTGGCCGGGCGAAGACGTATATTCCCGACAATCTGATTCCGAGGGATCCGGAGACTGGCGCATTTATAAAGTCCAACCCGTTTGACAATCGATTTGTTGCGATTGGAGCGGACATGAGCGAAGGTGGAACGAACAAGGTTGACACTGAGCAGCCGACAATCCCGCATGACAGCTATCTTGCAAGCTACTGTACAGCGCTGGATTTGTGTCTGCAGGGTGTCATCTCTCCCAGTACGCTAGGCATTGACAACAAAAAGCTGGACAATGCAGAGGCTCAGCGCGAGAAGGAAAAGACCACGCTCTACACCCGCGGAAATATCATCGGAGCGCTGAAAGAGACGCTGGAGGAGCTGGTATCTGCCAGCATCAACGCCTTTAACATCCTGAATGGCCATCCGGTTGAGGAAGTGCAGGTGGACATTGAGTGGGGCGAGTATGCAAGCCCGTCCTTTGACAGCCAGGTGGAGACAATCGCCAAGGCAAAGACCGGCGGCATAATGAGCATTGACCGCTGCGTGGAGGAGCTGTACGGCAATTCTATGGATGATCACTGCAAGGCCGAGGAGATCGCCCGGCTGAAAGCAGAACAGGGCGTTGAGATGATAGAAGAACCGAGGCTAAATCTGGAGGGAGTAAGCATTGAAGGTGAAGATTATGAACAGAACCTACCGCAAAACGCGGGAGGAATACCGGCAGCTCCTACAGGTGGCCAGTGAGCAAGTCCCCTTTGGCGTTTATGCCATTGAAAAGGGCAACTATGCAGAGATCCACTGTGATCGCTGCAGGAGCCGTACGCAGCTGAAGGAACACATCCGCAACCTCCGGCAGAAGGGCTATAAGGTGATGGCAAATGGCTGATTATGATATTGGTGCGGCCTTCGAGGCTATCGAGGAGGAGCTGATCGATTCCATGATGCGCAACCTATCCAGGCACAGGGCCGAGGAGAAGGAAGAAGGTATCAACTGGACCCAGTGGCAGGCGGAACAGCTCAAATATTTGGAACAGTACAAGAAGGCTAATCAAAAGAAGTATGCGGGAAAGTTCCGGGACATCAATAAGCAGATTGACAAGGCGCTACGTGAGGCGAAACAGCATGGCGGTACTGAACAGGAGCAGGAAATCCTCAATGCCATCAAAAACGGCTTCAAAGGCTTTAAGCGATCCTCTGCTGCAGGTATGACAGGCGAGTTTTTCAAACTCAATGAGCGCAAGCTGGAGGCTCTGATCAATGCCACAACGAATGACATGAAACGGGCTGAGACAGCGATACTGCGGATGTCAAACGATCAGTACAGGAAGGCCATCTACAATGCACAGGTGTATGCCAATACAGGTGCAGGAACCTACGAAAAAGCAGTTGATATGGCAACCAAGGACATGCTCTATTCCGGTCTGAACTGCATCGAATACGCCAATGGTGCCCGACATACCCTGAGCGACTATGCCGACATGGCCATCAGGACTGCCAGCAAGAGAGCGTATCTGCAGGGCGAGGGAGAGATGCGTCAGGAATGGGGCGTTACAACCGTGATCATGGACAAACGCCTCAATCCTTGCCCCCTATGCTTGCCGTGGGTAGGCAAGGTCCTGATTGATGACGTATGGTCCGGTGGCAGCAAGGACGGGAAATCGCCCGTCACAGGGCTGAAATATCCGCTCATGAGCACCGCTATTGAGGGTGGCCTTTACCACCCACGGTGCAAGGACAGCCACACAACCTACTTCGAGGGCATCAGCACACCACCGACAGGGTCCAAGTATACCCGCGATGAGCTGGATCAGCTGGCAGAGCAGCAGAAACAGGAGGCAAGACAGCAGTATGCGGCCAGACAGGAGAAGAAGTACAGCCGGATGGAACGGTATTCGCTGGATCCATTCAATAGGCAGGTGTATGGGGCGAGGGCTGAGGAGTGGAAAAACGTTAGATTCAGAACGGGAAATATGACGTCAGAGGAATATGCGCAGTCAAAGCGGCCTTTGGGAAACTTTAGAGCTACTCCACAAGAACAAGTTGTGAATGTGCTGCGAGAAGATTCCGGAGAGTGGATTCAGAAATTGAGTGAAATTGAGAAACACGCAATACGAAAATATAGCTATAATCCAGGGGATAAAAAGCCAAATCGTTTCTTTGAACGTTTAAATGCCATGCTGCGAAAGGATTTACCAGAGGACAAAAAACTAAAAGAATATGCGGATATCATTTCCGGGGCTTTAGCTAAAAATAAGTTAAAAAGGGATGTAATTTGCTATAGAGGGTCAAGCGTAAACCCAGTACAAGGGTTTAAAGTGGGAGAAATTGTAAGTTTAGGCCAATTTATCAGCACATCTGTTATTCCTGAAAAGGCATTGTCAGGAGAGTGTAAAATTACGATATACGCGAAACGAGGAACATGTGGAGCTTATATAGAAAAACTTAGTGAATATCCCAAACAGAGGGAACTTTTGCTTGACAAATCCTGTACTTACAGAGTATTATTGAACCGTGAAAATGAAGTTGAGTTGGAGGTGCTATAATGAGCGAATACCTAGAAGACCAATTAAATGAAGAAGAATTAAAAAACTGGAGAGAAAGAACAGTTGATGATCCAATAAAAGCACGAGCACTCACGCAAGAGGAAATTGAACAACTGAAAAAAGAAGGACGCATCTAATACCACCAGTCAGCAGTGACCGGTGGTATTTTTATACACAAAATTTTATACGTGCAAACAGGATCCGAAAAGGGTCCTTTTTTATTGCAATAAGCGAAAGGAGTAAGAGATGGATTTTGGAGAAGCGATTAAGGCGTTAAAAACCGGAAAGAGGGTTGCACGAGAAGGCTGGAATGGCAAGAGCCAGTATATTGAGCTTGCATCAAATATCAGCTACATGAATGCAGCGGGACAGATTGTGAATTGCGAGCACGATGCAATCGGCAATAAGGCTATTGCCTTTGTGGGCACGTCCGGCATCCAGATGGGCTGGCTTGCATCACAGGCAGATATGCTGGCAGAGGATTGGCACATTGTAGGATAATTTGTGCGACGTCGCACAGGAAGGAGAGAACATGAAGGTAGAGGTTATTGCGAAATTTAAGGACCTGACAGCAGACGGAGTAATCCGGGAGCCGGGCACAATCCTGGACGTATCCGAGGAGCGAGCGGATAAGCTGTTGGGGATGGGACTGGTGAAGATCGTTGAGGATACTGCGGAGGAGCCAACGGAAGAGCCTGTAGAGGAGCCCACAGAAGAGACGCAGGAAGCACCAAAAAAGACAGTAAGAAAAAGAACCACGAAGACAGAGGCGCAGTAAGCGTCTTTTATTTTGCCCAGAAATGCGGACGGCGCTAAAAGCTGCATGATGGGAGACACCCTACAACTGTAAGCATAGAGAGACACTCTTAAAACTGATTTTACGGGGAGACACCCCTACAAACTGAAAGGAGCAACATGGCAGATCCACAGGCAACAAATACAGAACCACAGGCGCAGCAGACAGCGTCGGGCACACAGACAGCACCCGCAGCAACGCAGACAGCACCGGCCTTTGACTATGAGAAGCTGGCAAGCATCATTCAGGGAAAGCAGACGGTGACAGAGGACACCGTTTTAAAGAGCTACTTTAAGCAGCAGGGGCTTTCCCAGGAGGAGGCAACGCAGGCAATCAACCAGTTTAAGACGCAGAAGGCACAGAACACCCCTGATGTAGCAGCACTGCAGACGCAGGTCGCACAGGCACAGGCGCAGGCCCGTCAGTACCAGATCGAGAATGCTGCACAGCTGGCAGCGCTGGAGCTTGGCATTGATGTGAAGGGCATTCCGTTTTTGCTGAAAGCAGCCGATTTAAGCGGTGCCGTAGGACAGGATGGAACTATCAACGCTGATGCGGTAAAAGAGGCGCTGAACAAGGTTCTGGAGGCGTTCCCAGGCATTAAACCGGCAGCTGCAAATACACAGGCTGGAACCGGATTTGTGCAGGTTGGAGCGTCTGGAGGCGCTGGACAGTCTAAACAGGTTGACCAGCAGGAATTATTGAACAATCTTTTTGGCATCAAAAAGAAATAAATGAAAGAGAGGACTTAAAGCATGGCAGTACTTGCATATGCAGACATTTTCAGAAATGTCTTGGTAGAACTTTATGGACAGGCACAGACATCTGTTGACCTGTATCGCAGTAATCCGGATATCCAGATTGTCAACGGTAAGAATTTAAAGATTCCGAAGCTGACTGTCTCCGGATATAAGGATCACACCCGTGGTTCCTTGGGCTTTTCCGCAGGGAGCTACTCCAATGACTACGAGGTTAAGACGCTGGATCACGATCGTGATATCGAGTTTGTCATCGATCCCGTGGATGTGGATGAAACAAATATGGTGGTAACTATCGCCAACATCCAGAAGCGTTTCGAGACCACACAGGCAATTCCGGAGGCAGACTGCTACACCTATTCCAAGCTGTATTCCGAGGCAAAGAGAGTAGGAGCAACCATCAAGAACACAGCACTTACCACAGCGAACGTGCTCAGTGATTTTGATGACAATCTGGAGGGAATGAGCGAGGCGGGTGTACCGCTTGACAGAGTGATCCTGTACTGCACTCCTGCATATAAGAAGCTCCTGAAGAACGCCGAGGGTATTCAGAGATATCTGGAGGTGTCCGGACAGAAGGGAATTGACCGCAGAGTCAGAAGTTTGGACGATATCGGAAAGATTATCGAAGTGCCCTCTGCAAGACTTAAGACACAGTATGATTTCACCGAGGGCTGCGCTCCGGCAAAGAGCGCAAAGCAGATCAACTATATCCTGATCGATCCGGAGGCGCAGGTGTCCAGAGATAAGTACAGCTACATCAACGTATTTACACCCGGCACCGATTCCAGAACATCTGACAACTATTTGTATCAGAACAGAAAGTTCAACGGAACCTTCGGCATTGACCAGCTGCTTAAGGACGGCGTCATCATCAACGCAGAGGCAGAGGAGTAATGGAGGTGCAGCATGTACGCAGTAAAGGCAAATAAGGTATACACCGTTGACGAGGTAAGCAAGGCCGCTTACCTTCGCGACGGCTATGATGTTTACGATGACAGCGGAAAACTGCTGGAGCGGTCTCCAAAGGCGACTGTCCCCTACAAGCAGTATGCGGAAGTCGTAAAGCAGAGAGATGAAGCGCTTCAGGAGCTGGAGGAGTTAAAGTCTGAGAGCATTCCGAGCGCGTAAGGAGGCAACTATGGCATATGAGCCCTATGCATCGGCAGACTACTACCATGACGTCTTCGGCGGGACAACCCTGCCGGAGACGGACCTTGCGAAATATCTGCTG